CCCGGTAATGAGGTTTACGAGGGCGCTGACCTTGCCGTCGACCCAGTTCTTGGCCGTCGTTGCGCCACTCTTCAGCGTGTCGAACACCCGGCCGAGCGATCCGGTCACCCGGTTCTTGATCCCGACAACCGTCGAGACGATCCGGGCGACCATCGACGTCACAAAGTTGCGGGCCGTGGTCGCCGCCGAGGTCAGCGGGCGGAACACCGCACGCAACGACGACAGCACCCGGTTCTTGATCCCGACAACCGTCGAGACGATCCGGGCGACCATCGACGTCACAAAGTTGCGGGCCGCCGACCAGCCCGCCTTAAGTCCGGTGATGATCGCTCGGGCGACCGCTGCGATCGCGTTCCATCGGGTCTTGAAGTAGTTGCCGATGGCTGAGATCGCGCCGACGATGAAGCTCTTCACGGCACCGAACCCGGCCTTGATTTTGGACCAGTGCGCGGTGATGAGCCGGACCGCGATACCGATCGGGCCGGTGAGGATCGCGAGCAGGGTCTTCCAGTTGCTGGAGATGAACCCGACCACCGATTTCACCACGTTCCCGATGAACCTGAATGCGGTGTCGACGATTGCGCGGAACCAGCCGACCTTGTTGTACGCGAGCACCAGGGCGGCGACAATCCCGACGATCGCGGCGATCACCAGGCCGATCGGGTTAGCCGTCAACGCAGCGTTCCACAACCATTGCGCGGCGGTGGCCACCCCGGTGGCGACCTTCCCGGCGATCATGGCGACCTTCTGGCCGACGATCGCCGCAGCGGACGCGATGGCTGAGGCGGCCGACTTGGCCGAGGCGAGCGCCCACGTGCCCAGCGACTTCGCCCCGGACAGCGCCGCAGCGCCCGCCGTCTTGGCGGCGTTGCCAATCCCAACGATCGCCGACTTGGCGCCGGACGCCGCGGTGCGGCCGAGGTTGGTGGCCAGCGTGGTGGCCTTCGACGCGGCCGAACCCATCTTCGTCCCGACGCTCACCATGCTTGAGCCGAGACTCTTGGCGTGGGTGGCCAGGTTCTTCACGCCGTCGACCGTGTTGGAGATCGGACCGGCCGCAACAGCCAGCCCACCCAACCCGGCGATGGCGGCCTGAGCAGGACCGGGCAGCCCGGCGAACCCGCGGCCCAGCTTCTCCAGGTGGGGGATCGCCTTGGCGGCCAGGTTGCTGGCCATCTCCGACGCCTTGCGCTTGAACCCCTCGACGCTCGACGCCGTGTTGTCGTTGAGGGTGTCCCCCGCCTTCTTGGCTGCGCCCTCGTAGTCGGTCAGGCCCGCCGTGGCGGGGTCCAGGGCGGCGATCGCCTTCGGGCCCAACTCCTCGTAGCGGGTGCCGAACAGGGCGACGCCTGCGGCCTCCTGGGCGATCGGGTCGGACATGCCCGAAAGCGCTTGGATGATCTCGCTCGTGGCCTTCTGGGCGGACGGGCCACCCGCCGCGAGCTTCTGAGCCATCACGTCGGCGTCGAGGCCGAGCGCGGTGAACCCTGCGGCGGTCGCCTTGGTGCCGTCGATGCCACGGATGGACAGCTCGCGGAGGGCGTCGGCGGCCAGGTCGGTGTTGCGCGCGCCCGCCTTCACCGATGCAGACAGGGCACCCATGGCCTGCGGGCCGGTGAGGCCGAGAGATGAGAGGTCGGCCGAATATTCCTCGATGGTGTCGAGCAGCTCGCCGCGCATCTCCTTCGGGAGCTTCTGGGATGCGGACGCGATGAGGTCGAACGCCTCAGTACCGTCCTTGGCCAGCCCGTTGCGCATCAACTGGCCAACGCCGCGGGTGACGCGGCCAACGTCCTCGTCCATGATCTTCGACAGGTCGAGCGCCTTGGCGCCCATATCGGTCAGCTCCTTGTTGCTGAAGCTTCCGAGGTCGCCGATGTTGCCCTTGATGCCGTCGATGGCATCGTTGACCTGGCCGAGGTCTTCGCCGTAGGCGTTGCCGTACAGGCCGCCTGCGATCTTGCCGATGCGGGCGGACTCTTCGGGGCTGAGTCCGATGCGGGCGGCGAGCAGGTCGGAGCCCGCCTCCTTACTGGTCGCATCGAGGAAGCCTTTGGCGGCAATGGCGCCACCGACGGCACCGGCGACGGCCATCGACTTCTTGAGCCCGCCCTTGAACCGTTCAGCGAAACCCTCGGAGGCTTCGTCGCCGGCCTCCGAGGCGGCCGGTTGGAGCGGCCCGAACTCCTTGGTGATCTGCTTACCGAGTCCACGGGTGGACGACTGGAGGTGGACGAAAGCGGTTGCCAGCTCAACGGACACGGTTGACACCTCCCTTCGGTCGGACGATCTCTGACCAGTTGTCGAGTACCTTGCGCACCTCGGCTATCGGACGGGCCTTGCCGATCTTCGACGCGCTGTCGTCGGTCGGGTCACCGGGCAGGCGGATCGGCTGAGGTTTGCGCCCCTTGCCGCCACCGCGCTGCCAGTTCGCTGCCATCAGCTGGTTGATCGCCAGCGCCAACAGGCGGTGCTCCAGGTGCGGGAGCGGGTCGCCGCCATTGAGGGCGCGGACGGTCGCCGCATCCGACGGCAGGTGCTCGACAAGGTTGCCGAACCGTCTCCAGCTGAGCGCCCTCGTGCCAACGAGCCCGATGTGGAGGTGGTAGTAGCGCTGGAGGTCGGCCTCCAGCGCTCCACCATGATCCTCGACGAGGGCTAGTTGGCCTCGGATTTTCCCGGGTCGAACCCGGCGTGCTTGCCGTACGCTTCGAACAGTGCGGACATCTGCCGCCCCTTGAACGTCGACGAGCTGGCCAGCATCCGCTCCCACTGCTCATCACCGAGCAGCAGCGCCAACGCACGTTCCAGGTGCTCGCCGTCGAGCAGGGCAAAGACCCGCATGTCCGGCTCGGCAGCGAGCGTGTAGCTCTCCCCGCCGAACGTGAACTCGAAAGGCTCCAGGGGCTCCGTCTCGGCGCCGGCGGCGTCGAGGTCCAGCGACATCAGGCGGCCGTCCCGTTGTACAGGTACGCCTTGACGCCGCTGGCGTCCGGGTAGCAGGTGATGGTGATCTCGTGGCCGACCTCTTCACCGGCCGCATAGACCACATCACCGATCTCGTGGACCTGGCCGTCGGGGATCACCAGGCGGATCAGGTTCTCGCCGTCCACGACGTTGAACACCCACGCCGAGGCGGGCAAGGCCGCCCCGGTGATGAGGGTGGTGCCGGTCGTGTGGTTGCCGTACACCGTCTCCAGTGTCTCGGGGTTCACCTCGATCAGCTTCAGCTGGTACGTCAGCTTGTGGGAGGTCTGCACCTCGCGCACGATGTCGGAGTTCTGCCACGCGGTGATGTCGGTGGTGTCCTTATCGATGGACTGCGTGATGCCGTCCTCGCCAACGTAGCCCTGATCCTTCAGGGCTACGTTGAGAACGCCGTCGACGGTGGTGGGGACGGTCGTACCGGAGACGCCACGGTAGACGCCTCCGGTGACTGCCACGCGTACGTTTGCTCTGGTCAATGCCATGGTGTGCTCCTATTCGATGCGGGTCACGACGGACGCCGTGAGGGTGTGTCGGGGGTTGGTGGTGGATGGATCGGGGAGATCTGCGGGGCCCGCGAACTCGTCATAGCGGCGGAGCCCGGCGCGGCCCTGTTCGGCCGCTTCGATGACGACCATGCGGGCCGACTGGAGGAGTTGGAACGATTCGGTGGTGGTCGGTGCCCACGCTTCGATCGTCACGGTCGGGTTGTCGGAGGCGACACCCTTAGACGGGCCACCAGTGCGGCGCACGACGACGGACGGGTCGGAGTCTTTGGTGGCTGTGGGGCTGCGTCGTGACGACACGGGCACGCCGAGCTCGGAAGCGAGCAGGGCGACCAGGTTGGCGATCACGTCGGGGCCGTCGATCACCGGGCCGGTGGCCTCGGCGAACTCGAATGCGAGCGGGTCGGTGGTGGTTGCCCCGTCGGTGGCGGTGACGTCCACAGTCCCGGCAGTGTGGGCGGGGGTCGTGACGAGGATCGCCGTGTCGGTGGTCGTGATGATCGTCGCCGGGCTGCCGCCGAAGTCGACGCCGATGGTCCCGGCCAGGTTGGTGCCGGTGAGCAGTACGGGGGTGCCGCCCGTCTCCGGGCCTTCGGTCGGGTCGATGCCCGTCAGCGTGGGTGTGCCGGGCGGTAG